AATCTTTAAACTGACCAACTGTCTTTGCGTATGGTGACGTGATGACGCGCGCTACGCGCGCTGCCTTCGGCAGTCACACGTCACCATCAGCAAAGACAGTTGGTCAGTTTAAAGATTAATAAGACATTCCATTGGCTGAAAAGAGGCGGGAAATTCAAAAAAAGAGGCGGGAAAAAAAGAGGTGGAGCCTAACACTATAAATACAGTTGCTTACTTCAGTTAGTTCCTTTCTGCTTCAGACTGCACTTCGCTCCAGAGACACAGCTACAAACTACTCTCAGCTACTGCAGCATGGCAGCGGGAAACACTTACTCGGAAGAGGTACTAAAAGCTACCAACTGGCTTCAAGATAATGCTCAAAAAGAAGCATTCTCTTATGTATTTAAAACACAAAAAGTCAATCTAAATGGAAAAGAAATTGCTTGGAATAACTACAACAAAGATACAACAGATGCGGAAATGATAAACCTACAAAGAGGAGCAGAAACATCATGGGACCAGGCAACAGACATGGAATGGGAATCAGAAATCGACAGCCTCACAAAACGGCAAGTACTGATTTTTGACTCTCTTGTTAAAAAATGTCTCTTTGAAGGTATATTGCAAAAGAACCTAAGTCCAAGTGACTGCTACTGGTTCATACAGCATGAACATGGTCAAGATACTGGCTATCACTGCCATGTACTACTAGGTGGAAAAGGCTTACAACAAGCAATGGGAAAATGGTTCAGAAAACAATTAAACAATTTATGGAGTAGATGGTTAATAATGCAATGCAAAGTACCTCTAACACCAGTTGAAAGAATAAAATTAAGGGAATTAGCAGAGGATGGTGAGTGGGTATCGCTACTAACCTACACTCACAAACAAACTAAAAAACAATATACAAAAATGACTCATTTTGGAAATATGATTGCTTACTACTTCCTAAATAAAAAAAGAAAGACAACTGAAAGAGAGCATGGATATTATCTCAGCTCAGATTCTGGCTTCATGACAAATTTCTTAAAAGAAGGCGAGAGACACTTAGTCAGTCACCTATTTACTGAAGCAAATAAACCTGAAACTGTGGAAACAACGGTTACTACAGCTCAGGAAGCCAAAAGAGGCAGAATACAAACAAAAAAAGAAGTAAGCATAAAATGCACAATAAGAGACTTGGTTAATAAAAGATGTACTAGCATAGAAGACTGGATGATGACAGATCCAGACAGTTATATAGAAATGATGGCTCAAACCGGAGGAGAAAATTTAATCAAAAATACACTAGAAATAACAACTCTTACTCTAGCAAGAACAAAAACAGCATATGACTTAATACTTGAAAAGGCAAAACCAAGCATGCTACCAACATTTAATATTAGCAATACAAGAACATGTAAAATATTCAGCATGCACAATTGGAACTACATTAAAGTCTGCCATGCTATAACTTGTGTACTAAACAGACAAGGAGGAAAAAGAAATACAATTCTATTTCATGGGCCAGCATCAACAGGAAAAAGTATAATTGCTCAACACATTGCAAACTTAGTTGGTAATGTTGGTTGCTACAATGCAGCCAATGTGAACTTTCCATTTAATGACTGTACAAATAAAAACTTAATATGGATTGAAGAAGCAGGAAACTTCTCTAACCAAGTAAACCAATTCAAAGCCATATGTTCAGGTCAAACAATTAGAATTGACCAAAAAGGTAAAGGAAGCAAACAAATTGAACCAACTCCTGTAATAATGACTACAAATGAAGACATAACTAAAGTTAGAATAGGATGCGAGGAAAGACCAGAACATACACAACCAATAAGAGACAGAATGTTAAACATAAACCTAACCAGAAAACTGCCAGGTGATTTTGGACTTTTAGAAGAAACTGAATGGCCACTAATATGTGCTTGGTTGGTAAAGAAAGGTTACCAAGCAACAATGGCTAGCTATATGCATCATTGGGGAAATGTACCTGATTGGTCAGAAAAATGGGAGGAGCCAAAAATGCAAACCCCAATAAATACACCAACAGACTCTCAGATTTCCACATCAGTGAAAACTTCGCCAGCGGACAACAACTACGCAGCAACTCCAATACAGGAGGACCTGGATTTAGCTTTAGCCTTGGAGCCGTGGAGCGAGCCAACAACACCAACTTTCACCAACCTGCACTTAACTCCAACACCGCCAGATTCAGCAATACGGACACCAAGTCCAACTTGGTCGGAAATAGAAACCGACATAAGAGCCTGCTTTGGTGAAAACTGTGCACCCACAACAAACCTTGAATAAGGTAGGATGGCGCCTCCTGCAAAAAGAGCAAGAGGTAAGGGTAGTTTTAAGGGGGTGGTGGGCATACATATAAAACTAACTGCAAATAATTTTTTTATATATTACAGGACTAACTCTACCAGGATACAAATACCTTGGTCCAGGAAACTCACTAGACCAAGGAGAACCAACTAATCCATCAGACGCCGCAGCAAAAGAACACGACGAAGCCTACGACAAATACATAAAATCTGGAAAAAATCCATACTTCTACTTCTCAGCAGCTGATGAAAAATTCATAAAAGAAACTGAACACGCAAAAGACTACGGAGGTAAAATTGGACATTACTTCTTCAGAGCAAAGCGTGCCTTTGCTCCAAAACTCTCAGAAACAGACTCACCAACTACATCTCAACAACCAGAGGTAAGAAGATCGCCGAGAAAACACCCAGGGTCTAAACCACCAGGAAAAAGACCTGCTCCAAGACATATTTTTATAAACTTAGCTAAAAAAAAAGCTAAAGGGACATCTAATACAAACTCTAACTCAATGAGTGAAAATGTGGAACAACACAACCCTATTAATGCAGGCACTGAATTGTCTGCAACAGGAAATGAATCTGGGGGTGGGGGCGGCGGTGGCGGGGGTAGGGGTGCTGGGGGGGTTGGTGTGTCTACAGGTACTTTCAATAATCAAACAGAATTTCAATACTTGGGGGAGGGCTTGGTTAGAATCACTGCACACGCATCAAGACTCATACATCTAAATATGCCAGAACACGAAACATACAAAAGAATACATGTACTAAATTCAGAATCAGGGGTGGCGGGACAAATGGTACAAGACGATGCACACACACAAATGGTAACACCTTGGTCACTAATAGATGCTAACGCATGGGGAGTGTGGTTCAATCCAGCGGACTGGCAGTTAATATCCAACAACATGACAGAAATAAACTTAGTTAGTTTTGAACAAGAAATATTCAATGTAGTACTTAAAACAATTACAGAATCAGCAACCTCACCACCAACCAAAATATATAATAATGATCTAACTGCAAGCTTAATGGTCGCACTAGACACCAATAACACACTTCCATACACACCAGCAGCACCTAGAAGTGAAACACTTGGTTTTTATCCATGGTTACCTACAAAACCAACTCAATACAGATATTACCTATCATGCATCAGAAACCTAAATCCACCAACATACACTGGACAATCACAACAAATAACAGACTCAATACAAACAGGACTACACAGTGACATTATGTTCTACACAATAGAAAATGCAGTACCAATTCATCTTCTAAGAACAGGAGATGAATTCTCCACAGGAATATATCACTTTGACACAAAACCACTAAAATTAACTCACTCATGGCAAACAAACAGATCTCTAGGACTGCCTCCAAAACTACTAACTGAACCTACCACAGAAGGAGACCAACACCCAGGAACACTACCAGCAGCTAACACAAGAAAAGGTTATCACCAAACAATTAATAATAGCTACACAGAAGCAACAGCAATTAGGCCAGCTCAGGTAGGATATAATACACCATACATGAATTTTGAATACTCCAATGGTGGACCATTTCTAACTCCTATAGTACCAACAGCAGACACACAATATAATGATGATGAACCAAATGGTGCTATAAGATTTACAATGGATTACCAACATGGACACTTAACCACATCTTCACAAGAGCTAGAAAGATACACATTCAATCCACAAAGTAAATGTGGAAGAGCTCCAAAGCAACAATTTAATCAACAGGCACCACTAAACCTAGAAAATACAAATAATGGAACACTTTTACCTTCAGATCCAATAGGAGGGAAATCTAACATGCATTTCATGAATACACTCAATACATATGGACCATTAACAGCACTAAACAATACTGCACCTGTATTTCCAAATGGTCAAATATGGGATAAAGAACTTGATACAGATCTAAAACCTAGACTACATGTTACAGCTCCATTTGTTTGTAAAAACAATCCACCAGGACAACTATTTGTAAAAATAGCACCAAACCTAACAGATGATTTCAATGCTGACTCTCCTCAACAACCTAGAATAATAACTTATTCAAACTTTTGGTGGAAAGGAACACTAACATTCACAGCAAAAATGAGATCCAGTAATATGTGGAACCCTATTCAACAACACACAACAACAGCAGAAAACATTGGTAACTATATTCCTACAAATATTGGTGGCATAAGAATGTTTCCAGAATATTCACAACTTATACCAAGAAAATTATACTAGAAATAACTCTGTAAATAAAAACTCAGTTACTTGGTTAATCATGTACTACTATCATTGTATACTTCAATAAAAATAAATTGTAAAATCAATAAAACTAAGTTACTTAGTTTCTGTATACCTATACTAGAAATAACTCTGTAAATAAAAACTCAGTTACTTGGTTAATCATGTACTACTATCATTGTATACTTCAATAAAAATAAATTGTAAAATCAATAAAACTAAGTTACTTAGTTTCTGTATACCAATTATCCCCAAAAAACAATAAAATTTTAAAAAGAAACAAGCTCTCATGTGTTTACTATTAACTAAACCAACCACACTTATATGACCTTATGTCTTTAGGGTGGGTGGGTGGGAATTACTATGTATTCCTTTGAGTTAGTTGGTCGCCTTTGGGCGACTAACCAAGCGGCTCTGCCGCTTGGTTAGTCGCACGGCGACCAACTAACTCAAAGGAATACATAGTAATTCCCACCCACCCACCCTAAAGACATAAGGTCATATAAGTGTGGTTGGTTTAGTT